GTTGTGGTTTTTCTAAATAGATTCAATTTCATTTTTATTTAACGGGGTTTGGTTTGTTTTCCTTCAAGAAGGGGCGTGACATTTAGTCAGCGCCCAAGTGGCACGGGTCGCGTTCGGCAGAGGCCTTGAGTTCGTCCGAGAACACATCTCGAACCGCTGGGGTGGGTGCTTCAGCTGCCACGATGCGCAGGGCGCGACGAATCGCGGCCTGACGCTCGGCTTCAGTGCACCGGCAAACCTCACGGTGAAACGCTGCTCGATCAGATCGGTCCAAGGCAAAGAAAAGGGCAAGGAGCTGCGAAACGCGGGGCGAAAGTTGGCGGTCAGACATGAGGTCGGAAATTTTCGCCCGGCCGAGATGACGGTCGGCCAAACCGGGTTTGTCGCGGGTTTTCCTTCCCGGCCCCGGGCATTTCAAATGCCAAGGGCCTTGGCGCCAGAGGCGACAGCGGCGGCGACGCCAGTCCTGGCTAGCGCGAGCCCGTGCTCGCGAGCAGCCGCAGCAAAGGTGTCCCACACGCCTTTGGAGCCAGAGGAAATGGGTTGGGTCTGGTGGAGCGTTGAAGCTTTCTCTATCACGGGTCGCAGCTGGGGGTGGTGGTCCACTGCACTGGTCAATGGAGCGACGAGCGAGCCGGCCATCGCCCAGTTCGCGGTGATGGAGATACGGTAGGTTTGGTCGCCACCGTTGTTGGGGCCGTTGATCCAAATGTGGGCCATCGCGTGATCCATGTAAGCATAGCTCTCCGCCGCCTGTGCGGCATACAAAGTAGCGTAGGAAGCCCCGCTAACAGCGGCGTGGGAATACGCGAGATCTTGGAGACGAGTGGGGAAGTTGAGCACGACTTCTTCGTCAACGTTGAACACGCGGTACGACTTGAACTGCTTGAAAACGGCTTGGTCAGAAGTCTGAAGCAAACCAGTACCAGGGTTGTAATAATCGTGAGGCATGGAAACAGCGACGATACTACCACCCTTGAGTTGCCCAGGCGTGTCGTTCAGAATGCGGACGGTCAGGCCGGTCAGAACCCAACGAACGTGACCAGTATGTGAAGCGGCAGTGAAAGGAGGTGCATTGACCCATGGAATCGCGTTCCAAGTCACCCCGCTGGCACCACAGTACTGACTACATTGGCCATAGGGCATTGGAGTGGTGCTCGAACCAGTGGTGTCGCTGAGTAGCGCCATGGTGGCGCCGACATTGTTGGTGGTTGGAGCTCCGGCAATGTCCCAGGTAATGGTGTCCTGGACAGGTCCAATAACGTACATGGCGAAAGCGCCGCCCGTGCTAAAGATACCTTGGGGGCGACAGTGGACAGCAACTTCGTCCATCGAATCACAGACAGGTCCGCCGGCGGTGTTGGCGTAGTTGTCGAAGGCCGCAGTGCCAGATCCTTGTTTGCCCTTGCCAAAAAGGCTAAGCTGTCGGGTCTGACTCAGCTTGACAACCACGCTTTCAGCGCTGTAGGTGGTCTGAGTGGTGAAACAGTCGACGGACTGTGCGACGTTGTTGGTGAAAGGCGGAGTGGCGTTGTGGCCTGACTCCGCGAAAGCTTGCTGCTTGGCCCAAGCGTGGAGAGTGCTGTGGGCAGGGGCCTTCTGGATGCCAGCGTTCTTATTGATGCGCCGTTGTTGCCGATTGATATCGTCGGCTTCTCGGCGGTGCATGCCAGAAAGCGGGTTCTTCTCCACGTCGCGCAGGCGACGAGCAAGCCCGCGCTCCTTCTTGACCAATTTCTTGGTTTCAGTTGAGCGCTTGGCGGCGGCGGCAGTAGCCGCTGGTTTGGATTCTTTAGTCTTGTGACTCATAATCAAAATTTTCGGGCGCGGCCACGAAGAGCCCGCCGCGCATCCCTGGGCTAGGGTGTTTCAAATGGGTACGGTATAGCGCGTCCCGCGCTGAGCCAAACGCACACGTACGTGGCATCATTTTCTCACATTTAGAATCGCCTGAGTATAGCGTCCAATCTTCCGTTAAATGGCCGAGATGGTAGAGTGCCAAATACTAGGATACTTAATATAGCGCCAAACCTAGTGGCGCAGGTGGGTGGCAATCAATTGCCGCTCCGAGAAGAAGACTCGTCGCCAGATGACGGAACGTCGTCGGCTGCGGCGGCGCGCGCACGGCGCCGGCGCCGCCGCTGCTTCTTCATTGGGTCCCAAATCAAGCAATCTCCGGCGTCGGACGGGCAGGCAATGCCCTCGCGGAGAAGGCCGACACGAATGGGATCTTCCCAGTTTGCCGAAGCGACGCCATCCGACATCTCGCCGGGAACTTGTTGGAGCCGCTCCAACCAGCATTCTTCCCAGGCGTCGAACTTGGCGTAAGAACCGGACTGGATGTGGCCGACCTCGAGCTTCGTCAGCTCGCCCAGACGGTCAGCTGCATGCTCGACCGCGAGACGGGCGTCCACGGAAGCGAGGACATCGTTGGGAACAGCGTCTCGGGCCTTGGCCTTGAACTCGTCGTCGGGCTCGTTCGGCCCCCAGACGTCGCCAGCAACCCAGACGCCGCAGGGCGTTTCAGGGAGGTAGCAAACGGGTGGAAACAGGACAGTGGACGGCGTCAATGTGCGAAGCCAGTGCTCGAACGCTTTGTAGTCAAATCCATCGAGTTGAGACGTCACAATTTCCAACATCCAATCAGCGGGTTCGTTCGGGTACTGGACGGACACTTCATACCGGCTGGTGTACGGGCCAACGGAGTCGATGTGTGAGGCAACAACGCGGTTTGGAACGATGGCGAGAATTCCCCGACAAAAATCGCCGAGTATGGGCGTGTTGCTGTCGCTCAACGAGTAACCGTAGGCCTTGGTGGCGCAGTAGCTCAGCGGGTCAGAGAGGACTCCAGTGCCCAAGTGGAACCCGGACAATGCTCGCTTGACGGAACACATGGAATTGGGGTCACCGGAGAAAACTCCGCCGCCATACCAACGGTTCAGAAAGTTCACGCCAGACTGATGGCGGAAAACGATCTCACTCTCTAGGACGACCCCGATGGACTTGGCTGCGCGCTCCGCACTGGCGACGCTGAGGTCGGCGACCAAGAGATCGTCGCCACAGGCCAATATCTTGCGGAGAGCGTGTTGGTCACCGTGTCCGTCGTAAACGAGGCCACACCAGGAGTAGAACACGCTGGTCAATGTGTTGGCATCGGTAGTGTCCATGGAGCCGGAGTTGCGCGCGAATCCGGTGTGGTAGGACCGCCGCACTTCCTCATAGGTGCGGCCCTTGGCCATCTGGGCGTAGGAGGTGCGGTGCTTGTCAACGGCATCGCTGACGTAGAACGGATGAATGACACGGGCGAGGAAAAGCTGCCAGAGGACACGGGCGACAAAACCGATGCGCCCGTCCATCCTCGAAGCATCGCCCATGAACGCATGAGAGGCGTCGCTGAGGATCTCGCAGACGCGCTCGGCGATACGCCGAGGATTCATGCCGGGGCTGTACCAGGGCTGAAGCTGGAACCAGTCGTCGAGGGCGTAAACGTACTGCGCGTAGTCAACAGTGGAGCGAGAGCCGAGAGGCGAGATCATACGAGGGTCCGTAACCTTGTCGTACTTCTCTTTCTTGACAAACGTCCTCGCGCCGGGACTGGGTGTGGAGTCGCCATCTTCCGTCGCGTCGGTGCGCTGCTGGCTCGGCCGAGAGCGCCGCTGACGGACTTCTTCAGTGGTGCAAGGGACAATTTGTCCAGCCTCAAACAAAGCAATGAAGCGGTGCATCATCTTGAGAAGGTGGCGATCAACCTCGACGTTGACGTCGCGAATGGCGACGACCCGGCCATTGATGGCAGCATCTTGGGTAGAACGGCAATCGTCGAAGACGACGGCCCCGCCGACAACGGGGGTCATGAATGGGCGCAAGTTCGGTCTCGCGCCGGGCTCATAGGAGCCCCCCAGCTGCGTGTGGAAGGTGGCGCGCTGCGGGTCGCAAACAAAAGGAGCGACAGTGGGATCGGCCACACGGATCGCGTCGAGGAGGATGGCCGCGTCGCCGCGGTCGATCTCCTCGCCGCCGGGCTTGCTGGATGCAATCATGCCAGCACTGAGCGCGTTGCGGTTGAGGTGGTACAACGCTCGAATGTGCTCAAAAGAATCGGCGGACACATTAACACTGCGCCAAGAGCCGACACGGGCAACGCTAATGCTATGACCATCGCTGACGTTGCGCAGCATGACGATGCCATCTTGGACGGGGCAAAAGCGCTGAAGGGCTTGGCCATAGAGGGGCTGGGGCCCGAACTTGAAGCCGCCGAGGTATCTCCCGAATGCAAAATTGCCGCAGCCGCGGAAGCGAACCATGGGAGACAGCACCACGAATTGATGGTCATCGTCCCCACCAGGGCGGCGGTCGACGTTGAAGACCGTAGTGACATAGGTCAATCTGGCCCAGTCGAAGCGCGCCACGGAGAAGACGTCGACGCCGTAGTCCCAGATGTGGTGCCGGAACTTTGCCAGGCCGTCGACGATGTACTCGAGCGTCTGGTCAGGATGGAAACGGTAAGAATACTCATCGGTCGCCTTTGCCACTGCACTGGGAACGAAAGTGTAGAGGACGACGGGGCCATCGACGTCGGTGAGCAAACGACTAAAGGAGTTCTCATCCAAATGGTAGTCGGTGTCGCAAATGTAGGTGACGGACCTCTTAGGCGGGCGATAGGCGCGCTCCTCGACCTTGATGTCGCGGTGCCAAAAATACTCGCGGCAGCCGTCATATCCCGCGCGCTGATCAGCGGCGGACATTTGCACAACCCAAAGATCCGCCCCGACGCTCTTCGCCAACGTATTCGCAAACACAATACCGGCGTTGCGGACGTTGGCTGACTTGCCGTGGGAGTGGTTCTTGGTCGTCCCAGTCACGATCTGTGGCAACTGCTGTGCTACAGGCCGAATCACATCAGCATCAAGCTCAACGTCTATAAACCGACGGTGCGTGATGTGGTAATACCAGCCGAGCGCGAAAGCAGAGCCAACAACGAAACGCTCTAGGATTTCCA